ATGTCCGCTGCAATACGGCCCCCCGCCTGCTTCTCGAGCGCCTTCCAGGAAAGCGTCAAGTTCTGCTTAAGCGGGAAAAGCGTAGGCCAGTAGAAGGGGTTAAAATTGTAGGTCTTTACTACGGCCTGCATGTCCTTTTCGGTCAGGCCGACCATAAGGGTCTGTAACATGGTTATATCCTCCTATCTGGTTAAATGAAAAGAACGCCGGAAACTTTGGCTTTGATGGCGTCGGAAATGGCGGGGGCCATAGCGGCCTTTACTACTCCGATAAGCCAGGCTTCGGCAAAAATGTTGGTATTTGCCACTACGTCGTAGCTGTCGCCGACAACTGCGTAGGGGGCGGAAAGGGGCAGGGCGCTGGTGTTGTTTGCGCTCTCTGCGGCTGCCTGCATAATGCAAGCGCCGGCGGAAGCTGCTGCGCCCAGGGTGGTTCCGACGGTGATGTCGTCCAGGCTGCTGTCGCCGCTGTTGGTGGCGATGGCGGTGATGGCGTAGGCCTTAGCGCCCACGGCCAGCATAATGAAGTCGCCGACCTTGAAGTGGTGGCCCTTCTTTACGGTGTACGTGGTGGCGGTTGCGCCTGCGTTGGCCGCCAGGAGGGCGGTCTTTACCAGGTGAAATACGCCGGTAGTGCTATTGCGGCCGATAACGGATCCTTCCACAAGGGGAACGCCGGGGACCAGGGTGCTGGTCGCTACGGTTACGCCGTTGGGAATGTCCGCCACCTTATGTGCGAAAGCGCGCAGGATGCGCTTGCCGGATTTGCGGGTGATCTCTAACATGGCTAAATGCGTGTTAATTTGTTAAACGGTCTTACCGCCCAGGCCTGCGGCTTCGCCTTTGGCTTCGGCGGCTTTGTCTTGGATGTAGCTCGCTACGCTTGCGCTGACGCCGTCGGCTCCTGCCTTCCCGAAAAGCGGGGCGGCGTTACCGGCGAGGCCCTTTTCTGCAAGCTCTTTCGTAAAAGCTGCTACGGATTCCTTCTGCTGGCCGAGATAGGTGTTGAAGGCTTCATCGTTCTCAAACGTGCGGCCCTCGAAGCCGTCAAGGATCGCTTTTTTGAAGCTCTCCGGGACGGAGTCCGAAAATATCCCTTCCAGCTGCGCTTTGCGGCTCGCTGCAAGCTGCGCCCCCGTAATGCCGGCGACCTGCTCGGTAATTCCGGCGGTTGCTTCTTTTACGGCTGCCTTTACCATTTCGGCTATTTTTTCGGGAGTCATCTCGCCTGCAGGTGGGGTCTGCTTTCCGGGTTCCTCCTTCCCTTTCTCTACAAAGGTGTACTTTTCTTCAAGGCCAGCTTTGTAGGTGTCTTTTGCCTTCGTGATTTCGGCGTCTGCGCTCTTGCGCCAGTCTTTAATGAAACTTGCTACTTTCTCCGGCGTCATTTTATTGACTACGGCCTGGGCTTCCTCGATGGTTTCGTTCGTCTGGCTAAGCGCTTGCGCCAGAACTTCGAGCCCGTCTTTGCGCGTGCCTTGAAACTTTGCTACAAGTAACGCGAGGATCTGTTCAAATAAATTCATTATTAAAGCGGTTTAAGAAACTTTACCGCAAAAATAGCGTATTAGTGTAATACTTGTAACGGGCAAAAAAGGCGGGTTTTTATAAAGTTTTCCACAGGAAGGCCAGAAACGGCCCTATTTTCGCGTTTTAGGGCGCGGCTAATAAGTTATACCACCCGGGGCGGGAAAGTGGCACAAATCGAAAATTCCGGAAAAATAACTTAGTGTAATACGGAAGCCCGCCGCAAAAAATATCTTTGAAGATTTGGACGTCTCGCTTTTTCTTCGTACACTTGCGGCAAAGTATATTTATATGAACGTCCCGCGCATCAAAATCAACGGGCAGCCCCGCCCGGTTACTGAATTGCCAAACGAGGAGCTTGTTACGGGCTTCCTGAATTCTTCCGCCCCCCTGGAAGATCAGCAGGTCGTGCGCCTTCTGGCTTACGCGGTCCCGGATCCGAAAAAGGCGGGCCAGTGGCTCCGTAAATCGCTGCTTGAAAAGCGGGAATTCGTCGCCGTTTATCCTGGGAATAACGAAAAAGCCCCCGAGGGGGCTGTATTCGTGGGCGATATCATGGACGGCGCTCTCTATCTGGCTAAAGCTTAGTATTTCGTTAAGCCCTGAATTAAAGCCACCATTTCCTTGTATTCTTGCGGCATAAAGTGCTTGAATACGTCGTTTCCTACGTAAGTATTCTCGAAAGCGTGGGCCAGCCATTCCGTCTCTTTGCACCCGGGGTTGCTAAAGTATTTCGCGCCGTGTCCGTAACCGTACTTTGTAACCAGGCTTTGTATGGTGTCAAGCGCTGCGCCGCAAGCTTCGGAAAAGTCCGCCTTTGTCCAGTTCGGGTATCTCTTAGCGAATAGCTCCGGGGACATCTTATCAACGCGGCCCAAAAGGTCGTAAATTCGCTTTGTAAGCGCTTCCGCCCGGCAGATCGTAACCGTGACCGGCTTGCTGGTATAGTAGAACTTTCCCGTTTCCTGGTCGTAGTGGCATTCTTTGTCTACGGCTGTATACTTTACCTTTTCCAGCATCCGCTTGCGCTGCGCTTCCCGAATAGTCGCTACTTCCTTGCTCCAGCGGAGGTCCCTTTGGTAGTCTATGGCGTGGCCGAATTCGTGCGTAATAAGCGCCCGCCGGTAATAGGGGGACGCGTCCGCGCGTTTCCCTGTCTGCAAATATACGGCCTTCTCTCCTGGGCTGTAATACGACGTTTTTCCGGGCGTCTTTGCCATAATGTGTACCGGGACGGGCTTGTCTGGATCTATAAGCTTCCAGAATTCCTCCGGGGGCTGCTGGTCCCCGTCTTTGAACCAGTCCTTTGCAAGCTCCGCCGGTTTCGGGCTTTTCTTTGGCTCTTTTGCCTTCGCTTCCTCTGCGGCTGCAAGGTCCGCGGCGGCCTGGCCATGCAAGGCCTTAAGCTGTTTAATACCGTCCTTCCAGTTTACGGTCTCCTTCGTTTCGTACAGGCTGCCCTGCCGGTTGTACTGATCCGCAAGCTGCGCAAAGCCGCCGGCCCTCATCTTGTCTATTATCTGGGAAAGCTTGCGGCGTTCCACCATCCAGTCGACGTGGCGGTCGTCTCTAAGCTGCTGCAAGCGGTCAAGCTCCGCCCGGAGGCCCTTGCGGTCCCCGGCGTCTCGCAGGATCTTTGCCTGCGTGGTGTCAAGGTCGAAAGCTTTGGCCCAGCGGTCAAGACTTGCGATTTCGTGGTCGTATTCCGTTACCGGCTCTATTTTCTTGCTTTCCTGGACCTGCTTCGGAAGGCTGGAAATAGCTTTTACCAGGCCCCGCGTAGGGTCCCCGCCGACGTAGTTATCCGCTATAAAATAGGGCATTTGCTTCCCGGCCTTCAAGCGGTCCGCGTTATCGGCCACCCAGTCCGTGAAAGCTTTGGGCGGCTCCGTTACGGTATTGCTGGGCTTCCAGGTGTCAAGCTTCCCGGCTGCAAGCGCGCGGATCCTGCTCCTAAAGTCACCTTCTTTTATGAAAATAGGGACCATCCGGCAGCGGCATTGGGGATGCCAGCCGGTCCACTGGAAGCTCTTAGGGTATTCGCCGGCTAATTCGTCGCAAATGTCCCGTAAAGCTACTTTCTTGCCCTTGATGGTCGTCGTGTGGTTGTTGCTCAGCTCAATTTTGTAGCCGGTAATAAGGGGGTTATTCTGGTAGCTCTCCCACTCCGCCCGCCTGTAAGCTGCGTTTACCTCTGTACGGGCCAGGCGCAGCGCGTTTTGGTAGCTGGAACGGTATACGCCCCGGCCGGGATGGTAGTTTTTGGCGGCTTTGGAAAGCTCCAGCGCCCCCGTCTCCTTATTCCGCACCCGGCGGAAAAGCTTGGAAGGGTTGTTTAGGTAGCCCCGGACGGAACGGCTTATTTCGTCCGCGCTCTTTCCCTGGAGGATGCCTTGCTGGATTATTTCCTCTATTTCCTGCTTCGCAAATAGGGAATTCCCCCAGACGCGGTCGGAAATGTTCAGGCCCCCGTGCTTCTGGGTATAGAAAGCGCCGGCGGAAACGCCGCGGCCGCGTAGATCCTCCCGGGCGCGGTCCGCTATGGCCCGGACGGCGTCCCTTCCGGCCTGGGTCCTTCCGAAAGCTGAATAACAGGCGTTTGTTACGCTGTCCTCGCCCTTCTGCCATGCCAGGGAAACGCTATCTTCCAGGAGCCGGTCCGTTTTGGCCGCCAGCGCGTCCAGGCTCTTTATTAGCGCCTTCGTTTCCGGGCGGTTCGGTTCAAACGTGAACGGCTGCCCGGCCTGAATAGCCCGGCGGACCTGCGCAAGCTGCAGGACGCCCTGATAAGTGCTTCCGTATAGGTCCGTAAGCCGGCGTTCGACCTTGCTTACTATTGCGTAGGTCTCTACGGTTTGCACCGTGTATTTGGGTTTTTTAGCCATTTTGCGCTGCTGCCTGTAATTCTTCAATAACTATTTTTATATACCGGTCCAGGATCTCCTGGGCGTGGTTCGCGGGGCCTGTAAGGACGTCGTAGCCTTTGGACTCAACGTAAAGCGCGTAACCTTCGCCGGCTACAATTACGCCGACGATCCCTTCCGGGTATTGCTTCGCTACTTCCTCGACGGTCTCTTTTGCGGCCGCCTGTCCGTGGCTGCCGTCGCTGGTCCCGTTCCCGGCTGACATGTATTCCTCCGTAAAGGGCTGCCCGTCTATGTAAATGCCGTAACCGATGGAAGACCGCAGGTTGCTGGTCTGGTCCTGGTACGTGTTCAATTCCCGGGCTTCCGCTGCTATCTCGAGCAGGGTCATACGGAAGGCTTCGGCTATGGCTTGCGGGGCGACCTCTGCAAGCCGCCCCAGCTTGGCCATAATCTCGTTTACGTTAAATTTCGGCTCTATATATCCCATAAGGCTTTGGAATTTGCCCGGAATGGCGGCTATTTTGCCGTTTCAGGGCGTTTTGTCGTTTGTCCGGGGACTTTATAGGGTTGGTTCCGTAATGTCCTGGAAAGCTCCCGTTTCTTCCTCCGTCTCTATTGCGTCGATTTCGGCGTCTACGTCGTCCACCCACCCCAGGCGCGCTACGGCGTTCCGCCTGGAAGCGATGGCCTTCTGGCCGGTGGCGGCCATAAGGATCTCCACTTTCTCCTTTTCGTCCTCCAACATGAACGGCTTTACGATCGGCTCTACGGTCAAGCTGTCGCAAGCGGCCCCGAATTCCTTGTTTCCGGCGTTCATCTGCTTCAGGAAGGCCTGAACTACGGAATAGCGCCTTTGCAAGTATTCCCCGAAAACTTCCATTTTGTCCTCGACCTTTAGGTGTGCGTCCATGAACATAAGGCGCAAGGCTACGCCGGAAACGTTCAAGCCCTTAACGCTTTCCCAGCTGATGTCCGGGGTCTGCGTTATCGTGTAAATAAGGCGCAGCAGGGTCTCTATTTCAAGCTTTACGCTATTGGGGGCCTGGTCCCACGTCATATAGTGGGCGTCCCCGTCCGGATCCATCTCAATAACGGCCCCGGCTTCGCCCTTCTTTGCAAAGCTTACTATATTGCCCTTCGTTACGATCTTCGGGCTTGCGTGGTAGTCGTTCGTTTCCGCGAAGTTGGAAAGTAGCTTTTCCAGCCGGTCGATAAGGCCCTGAACGTCCGCCCACTCTGTCTCTGGCTGCCGCCCGTAAATAACGGGAATTTTGCCCAGGGAGTTCTTTTTGGGGAAGCCCTCTATAAGCTTCCAGCCGTCGTTCTGGTTCAGCCACCTGTACGTGGCTTCCGCCGTGTACGTCTCGAAATACTTACGTTCTACGCCGTTCGCGTCCTTGATGCTGAATTCGCGGGAAAAGGCCACCAGATCCCCCGTGGCGTCAAAGTACGGATAAAGGGTGTCCCCCTTAAGCGGGGAAAAAATAAGGGTTCGCAGCTTGAAGTTCGCTTCAAAGCCGTAAAGGTTGTTTTTCGGGGCCGGTACGGTATACCAAAGTTCCGCGGCTTCCGTGGCGCTGAATATCTGCCGGGCGACCTTGCGGTTTAGCGTCTGGCTCTTTGTCTGCTTTAAGGCTTTCTTCAAGGCCTGGAGGACGGCCTTTTCCTGCTCTCCTTCCGGTTCCGCGTCAAGCAGTACGGGGTTCCCGAAAAGGAAGGCGACGGCCCTCTTTACGATAAGCTTCTGCAAGGCTACGGCTACGCGGGCGACTTTCTCCCTGCGCCAGGTGGTTCCGTCCTGGGCGGTCTCTGTCACTTTGATGGTCCGGTCCGGGTCCCTTGTATCTTCGTCGCCGGCGACCTGGTTCGGGTCTGCCGGGTCCGTCTTGACCCAGCGGTCCTTCCGCTTAATAGGGTCCATAACGTCGTGGCCCTCCGGTTCAAGCTGGCGGGCGTAAAGCTCCGCGTTCGGGACCGCGTCCAGGCGGCCCTTCTTAAGCTCGTTAATGAGCGCTTCCTGGTTGTTTCCCTTGAACAGATCCGCAAGGGTCACCGGCTGCTCCTGGTTGGTTGTGCTTCTTTCTTCTGGCATGGTGCGTGGTGTTTATTGTTTAACTTCAAAGGTTCGCTTTAATGGAATACGCCGACGGCGCTGATGCGGCCGGAGTCCTTCCTGAATTCGACCGTTCCCGTCAAAGCATCCGGGGCGTCGTCGTGGGCGTTCTTTCCTATCTTGGAAAAGTGCGTTATAGCTTCGTAGAATTTCGGCCACAAGTGTTCCCAGCCTTCCGGGAAAAATGTAAGGTTCTGGACCTCGTTGCTGTTGTGGAAAATTCTTTCATTCTTGTTTTTGTCCTGGAAAAACCAGCGGAAGGCCGTTTTTCGGTTTACAAAGACGGTCCGGCATAATTCTTCAACCTTGCGGGCAAAGCTGCGGCCGCCGTTATTGCTTT